CCCAGAGCAAATTTTCCTGCTGCATAAGTCATGATGTATAAGACCTCAGTGCAGGTGCTATCTTCAAACTAGCACGATCCTCGTCAGTGTCAGCTGCCCTTCTGAACTCCTCTTCATAAATTCCCTTTAACATTTGAGTTCTATCAGGAGCTTTTTTCAGAGAGAGATAATACGCTAACCCTGCTGCTAATGCTGGATAAAATCTAAAAGGCATTTCCATTGTGTTTGTTAAAGCATCGGTATCATCTATGCGTATCAAACAATTTACATGAATTGTGTCCGTGCTGTTTTCCGGAGCCGGATAAACATATATTTTAGGGGTTATCTGTTTATCAATAAAGTATTGAGAAGGTCGTGCTTTGGTACTTTTATTGGGAATATTAGCATATTCACTTCTGCTGATACGATCAATTGAATAGTCTGTATTAACACTATCCACTGTACGACGCAAAAAAGCGTCTAATACATCAATTACTGCTGTAGGATCAGTTGAATCAAGGTCATAACTTAATGTTCCTTCTGTCATGCTTATCGAGTTTTGCTGAATCGTCCATTGATTCAAGCCTCGATTCGCCCAATCCGCTAGCAAAATATTTAAAGATCGCTTTATGGTTCGCGCATCATAACTGGTGCGCATCTCCAATCCGCAACGCTCGTAAGCTTCCTCGATGTATTCTGCAACATCAAGCTCAAAGTTTTTTGAACCGGAAGTAGCCATTTACCCTCCGATTAACTATGAAAGACCGTTAGGTAGCTTATTGCCGTAACGTCAACATAAATGTTAGTACCAAAGTAAATACCTTGATCGGGAACGTTAATATTGGATTCACTAGAAGCTTTTAAAGTTTGTGTCCAAAGCGTTGTACCACCTGAACCACCGTCTTTAAAAACAATCGAAGGCGATCCAGTAGAAGTTAAAACATAAACTTGGCGTAACCGAGCTGGATGATTAACAATTGTGGCATCACCCGTCGCTGTAGCTACCTTAACATCAGTTCCTGATATTTTAAGTGGCATAATTTATTCCCCTATTAAGCGTCAGCAAATGGAGTTACAACAGTACCTGAAGCCAGAACAAGACCAGTTACATGGTACTTCGCACTAGCCATTGCAGTTACCACAATTGTGGTTCCTACTATTCCACCTTTTGTAGTACCGTTTAGTGTAATAACATCATTGGATGCTCCAGACAGGAATGTTTTACCTGCTGCATCACTCTTACCAAAATAAAGACCTCCAACAAACTTATCTGTACCATCTGTTAAAATGTCCATATCAGTAGCTACTGTCTCTACTACAAAAGTAAATTGTGCACCAATGTTGTTAGTTTGTCCGGGATCAGTAGGATCGTTTGGCGTTGTTGCCACAATACTAGGCAAAGTAAATTTACCGTCAGCATCATTGGTTAACAACAATCTGCCAGCATGAGTAGCCACAGTTAAAGTAGTATCTGCTGTTAAGCTAACAAAAGATTTGGAACCTGCATTAATAAAACCGCCCAGTGATCTGACCGGACCTGAAAAAGTTGATTTAGCCATTATATCCTCCTAACTAAAACCGCTACATCATCTTGGAGTACGTCTGCCGAGTCAGTTGATGTAACAAATTATCTCGGTTTAGATTAGTATGCCTCACGATTTGAGGAGATACAAGAATTATTTAAAAGGAGGTCCCGTAAACCAAGCCACCACAACATAACGGTCACCTTTAGTAATAGGATTTACTTTATGTGATATAAATGAACTAAAAGCTACTAAGTTTCCTGTAGAAGGTTTAATACTTTCTTCTTTGTCTCCACTTCTGAACACAATTTCACCACCTTCATAATCATCATTTAATAAAATTGAAACTCCTATTTTTCTTTTAAGTGCAATACCTTCTGCTCCTATATCTATATGCCAATTATAACCTTGAGACGGAGCGCTATATTTCATTATTTGAGCTTTTTCTATACCATCTATCTCATATTTAAAATAAAGATTAACCATGTTTGCTATAGTATTAAGCGTTTCGTATAACTCTTCTTCTTCTTCTTCAATAGAAAAAATTTTTACATCACGATATTTAGTGTCTTTTATTTTTTCTCCAGACTGAAAGACTTCACCAATAACCGGTTTTTTTGTGTCAGTATAATTTAAGAAATTTTTTACCTCTTGGTCTGAAATAGAAATATTTCCTGTTACGCCATGTTTGGGAATAGAAGAATTAGACATCTTGTTAACTCCATGTATATACTTGTAATGGTTTAGCTTTTCCTTTTACCTCTATCGGTTCTAATAATTGTAGCTTAAAATCTACATTATTTGCAGTTTCTTCTCCGATTAATACCCCAACTCCTGCGATCTTCGTACTTGACTCCAGTCTAGCGGCTACATTACAGGGGTCTCCAATTAAACTAAAAGCAAATCTATCGGTGGCGCCAAAGTTACCTGCTATACATACGCCAGAATTAACTCCTATACCTATCGCTATTTCAGGTATACCTTCTTCTTTAAATCTAATGTTTAATTCTGCTATATTTTTTTCTATTTCTTGGGCTGCTTTTAAAGCTAAAGTGTGATGATCCGGTTGTGGGATGATCGTATTCCAATGGAACATACCCGCATCTCCAATGAATTTATCGGTGCATCCAAAGTATTTATTAGCTGCTTTAACTTGTACGTCTAATACATTGTTCATAATGTATGTCACCCTTTCTGGTTCTACTGATTCAGACAGACTGGTGAAGCCTCTGAGATCAGTAAATATAATAGAACAGTCCACTCTTTTGCCGTTGACTTGGCATAGCTCAGGATTGTCCTGTAGTTTCTTCACCATTCTAGGATCAAGATACTTACCAAATTGTGCTTTGATCTGTTGTCTTAACTTATATTGTTCTCTAAATCGTAGATAAAAGGCTGTGGACGCCGTGATGAATTGAGAGATTAAGGTCCAAGTAACATCTATAAGAAGTCCTTGTTGTATTAAATAATAACCACTGCCTGCTGTTAATAAAAATAATAGACCACTAAAAGATATACCTAAAGTTATGCCGAAAATATTTATCAAACACCATGCCAAGAGAACGGTAACACCAAACGCCAATACTTCTGCTGCTAGACCCCAGTCAGGAACATAAGGACTGTTCTCAATTAATATGCTTTCTGCGAGCGCCGCTTGTATTTTGTGTGGTTCTAAAAGTTGACCATTAGGTACAGACAGTTGTGGCATTATGCCTTTAGCCGTAAAGCCTACAAAGACAAACTTATCTTTGACCTGCATTTCCTGTAGATCAGTTTGCGGTGTATCGACCCAACTAATCCACTTACGCCCTAGTGAGTCAACGGGTACAGGGTTTAAGCCCCTCACCCGTATTTCTTCGAGTCCATTGTCGTTCGTTTTTATAAGGTAGGTGTCCGCCCCTGCTAATATTTTCAATACTTCAGTGCCGTAAGCAGGAACCCAACCATCCGGGGTTCTTAATAATAAGGGTAATCTTCTAACTAAAGAATCAACCTCTGTTCTAGCGACAGCAATCCCTTGATTGGCGTTCTGTTTAAGGACATCAATGTTTTGAATAACTCCTTCTGCATCAATTCCTCCGCGATCTTCTCCCATAATGACAGTGCCAGTAGTTGAGGGGTAATCTCCGCTATTATTTTCAAACATAGCCAAGACAGTAGGAGCATAAGATAGTGTTTCTGCAAATACGGAATCTCCACCAAACCGATCAGGTTGTGGAAAAGCCATAACCCAGCCAACTCCAATCGCTCCCTTGTTTAATAAGTCAATTTGTATTTCAGCTAATCGCTGTCTGGGTAGAGGGTAGCCGCCTTCGCGTGCAATGTCCTCTTCAGTTATGTTGAGAATCGAAAAATAACCTGATGGTTCTTTCTCTGGGATTAAAGCATCAAAAGTTTTGAGCTTAATTATTTCTAAAGCACTCCAGCTAAATAATAAAGGCATTATTAAAGTGCCTGTAATTAGCACCCCAATTACCCATTTGTTCATTGTTGAGTTATTGAAATGGTTTTATTACAGCCACTGCCACTGCAATTAAACTGAGCGGAATAGGATTGATTGGATGCACCTTTTTGGATCACAGCCACATCGTAGTCCGTGGTGTAGAACCGCATATACGCAGTATGGGCTCCGTT